CCCCTCTCGGGGCCCTTTGGGGATGAACTCCCTTGTCCGATCATTTCTGATCGATACAATAAAGCAGTAAAACTATGACAACGGTCAATAAGTCTGTAGACCTTCGTGTGCTTGCCTTAAATGACAGTGCACAAGTCGGTCATACGGGTTACCAAACCTATGAATTAGCGGGGTATACTTACTCGCGAAATTCTGTAGGAGGTGACTTACCTTCCACGTTCGTTACACCTATCAGAACAGAGATCCCAGTGTTTAGATACACAAAGGTCCGAGTTCCAGGTGTTTACCGAGTAATTACCGGTAAGCGAGCGTATGTTTACCGAACGAGGGATTCAATAGTTAGAGTCCCGGAATTCGTTCGGTATAAGACAATACATGTTCCCCCTGTAAAGCGGGATCGGAAGAAGCCTGACCATGCCTATTCGACTTTAGTAGTCGAAGTTAACGACCCATCCGCGTATACAGAATATGTATACAACGGTATCACCTATTTTACGAAAACCATATCGGGTAACCGAGGCCAGTGGAACAACTTCTGGCCAGTATGGAATAGTAATGATGATATTGCGCTTCTTTCGAAATTGCGTGAGAAGATCGCAGGGTCAGACTTTAACGCCGGTGTAGCATTCGGCGAAGGTCTGCAAAGCATCCGCCTTATAGGAGACACTGCAACGAAAATCTAGCAGTCCTATCAGGCAGCTCGGAAGGGTAATTTCTCTCGAGCGATGCAGATAGCAACGGGTGGTAGACATATTAAACTCAAAAATCGAGTTTCGTCGAACCTATTGCTTTTGCGTTATGGCATTCAACCACTATTGCAGGATGTGAAATCAGCCGCAGAGTTTGCGGCGCATCACTTTAACTCTCCTGCTCAATTTGTGGTTCGAGTTTCTCAAGGTGCTGGTGGAATGAACCCTGTGAAGGGCGTTTCTACTAATGCACCTACACCATACGTGGTGTCCAGTGTTGATTATGTTAACCGCTGTTCAATTAAGGCAACTATTTCTGAAAAGAATGTTGCTCAGCTGATAGGCGTCACGGATCCTCTTCCGGTTTTATGGGAAGTGACACCGTGGTCGTTTGTTGCCGATTGGTTTATTCCGATCGGGGCATATCTTCATGCTCGTGGACTTGCGTCTGCGATCACTGGGAGTTTTGTCACTACACGTTTCGAGCACCGACGGTGTCGGGGGGTAAAGCAATCGTCTCATGACAATCCTGGGTTTTATTCCAATCATGTCACTATGACGAGAAGCTTAAGTACCACTCTATCCGTTCCGTTGCCTAGCATAAAACCGCTAGCAAAGGCCGCGACGTGGCAACATGCAGAAAATGCAGTTGCGCTGCTGATATCAACGTTCACAGATGGGAACGCGAACCGTTTAAAGGGACGCTGACCTGTATTCGTTTTATTACAACCCGTAAGGGCATGTATCCGGTGTATCTACCTCCTGGTATATGTAAAAAGAAAGTTAGAAAATGTCGCAAATCGCGAATATTACCGTCTTTGACGGTGCTGCTACACCTGTATCCCACACCCTTGTTGCTATCTCAGTTAATCGAGATAAAAACGTTGTTACCGCTTTGTGGAGAGAACAAGTTACTACTCTCCCCGTTGAGGCACAAGTGAGCTGTGAAGCTCGCTGTGAACAACTTAAGTCGGGTGTGTGGCGGGTAGAGATGAAGACTATCGTCCCCGTTATGGAGTCGGTGTCCGGTCAAAATGCGGCGGGTTATACTGCTGCGCCGAAAGTTGCGTATGTCAATACTTATATAACTACTGAGTATGTACATCCGCGGTCTACAATAGTTAATAATCGCACTGCCCGACAATTGCATATCAACGCAATGGGCTCTGTGACGACTAGCGTCGCGGCCGTTACTACTGGTCCGATGCCTGAACTATTTGATTTATTGACTTCGCCCACATAATGTGGGTGATATTATTCCGAGCTTCTGTCGCGTTAGTTCTTTTAATAACGTTTCCCGAGCAAGAAGCACTGCAAGTCATATCCGCAGTGTTTCCGGAATTAGGCAATTTGCCTCAATAATTGTCCATTTTGGACTCCCTGTACTCTCTCAATAAAGGAGGTAATTATGCGTGTTAAACGCTGGGATCAGACGCTTTCGACTTCCGACACTAACGAAGTTGTGGCGGGCTTAGCACGATGGCATGCGGAGTTCATTCCCGCACCTATCGCAGGTGTTATTCTTGAAGCTATTGAGAATAACTGCATGGAAAAACTATGCAATTATGAAATGGACTATGAGCAATTAACTCATGAGTCTGCCTACCATCTTGGTCAAATCCTTGCATTTTATCGCAAGAGAGAAGATCTCGATATAGGGGTGGATAAAGAGAGCGTTGCGTTTGCGTCCTTTCTAAAATCTGAACTCAAGTGTGCCGAAACGAACACTATTTTTCGACACTGGCGAGAGGGGTCTTTTAAATTTGATCCTTCGGTCGACCGAGTATTTCACTTGGCCGCTCAAAAAATCGCTCGTGTTCTGGGAGATGTGCCCTCGATTGAGGATCTTCGCTTGGCGTTCGGACCTGGTGCTACAAGGTCGACAAAAAGAAAAAATGCATGCGCTCGAGTGAAATTGAGCGACGTGCACACATGTAGTGAAGATCACCTTCCCGTCTTGCAAAAGACACTGGAGGAGATGCCCGCCTGGACTCAGATGATGCAGTCTGAACAACGTCCAGATGTGGCCAGTGTTGCTGTTAACATCGTTAATGCAACGCTTAGCTTCGTTCCGAAGAACGCTAAAACCTTTCGAGGGGTCTCAACTCCTCCGTCACTAAACATGATGGTCCAATTAGGCATAAATACCTATATGGCGAAGCGTTTGAAACGTTTTGGGGTTGATGTTACCGATCAGGAGAGAAATAAACGTCTCGCCCGTGAAGGTAGCATCTCCGGGGGTTTAGCAACCCTCGACCTCAGTAGTGCTAGTGATACGATTGCTATAGAACTTGTAGCACATCTATTACCTATCGATTGGTTCACTTTCCTCTCATATTACCGCGAAGGTAGTATGGAGTACAAAGGTGAAACAATTAAGCTCCACAAATTCTCTGCCATGGGAAATGGTTATACTTTCCCATTGGAGACCCTGATATTCTGGGCTCTCTCCTCGGCTTGCTTAGAGAATGCACACGATGTGTGCAGTGTTTATGGCGACGATATTATAGTCCCTGTAGATGCTGTGCCGCTTGTTTCACGTGTGTTAACAGCCGCTGGCTTTACGATTAATTTCGAAAAAAGCTTTTGGCGTGGACCTTTCCGTGAATCTTGCGGAGGGGACTACTATTCGGGAATCGATATACGTCCTATCTTTCTAAAAGATAGACTCTGCGGCGAAGATTTCTTCCGCCTACATAACGAATATGTACGGCGTTTCGAAGCAGAACCTGCGCGTCACCTCCTTTCTTATTTGGATCCCGATTTATTATTATGGGGACCTGATGGGTTTGGGGATGGTCATTTGATTATCAATGACCTGACGATGGATAAAACCATTTCGCCCTTCTCTCCGTGCAAACGAGAGTTTGGCTGGGCAGGCTACACATTTGAGACATATACCTGGAAAGCAAAACGGCATTTTAGACCGTTGCCAGGCGATTATGTCCTTCCTTCCTATACAATTTATGCTACTCAGCAACCGCCGAGTATATCGAAATTGGACATTCCGTTTCTAACGAGACGGGGTCTGTTTCGACACCTTAATTGGGCACGAACGGACGTTCTTGAACGCATTGACTCCGCGTTCAGGTTTGTCCCCAGCGTCTCTTATCGTAATAGTAAGAGATTAACTGATGTAGAAAAGGAGATGCTAGGTGTTTCACTACCTGGCACCAATGGGTATAAGCGTATAAAGATCTATACACTCGGTAGCTACTAGTTTTGTAGCTATTTTGCCAGAAATGGCTGGGGGGGTTGACCCTTTATGAAGAG